TATGATATTTTCATTTTGTTCTAATTTTTTTGTAATATCAACATCTAAATCTATATCTTCAATATCTTGATATTCATAGTCTTGACCTTCTTTTTTAGATGCATCAACAACTAATAATTTATTTTTTTCTTCTTGAATTTCTTCATTTTTTAATATTTGTTTAAGTATTACTATAAAAATGTAATGATGTATATATGCCGATAATTTATAATTTATGTTACTAATAATAGAACCCTTCAACTTCTTTAAAAAATTAGTAGATTCTTTAACTATATCGATAATATATGTAAAGTTACTTTCATCTATGTTATTATAATTTTCTAATATACTATTATCTCTCATAATTTTTATAAATTCATTTTGAGTATTATCATCAATTTTCCAATTTTTTGGTATGTGTACTTCTTGCACATCAAAATAATTATTTTTTAAACGTAATATTGTTTTTTGTAGATTATTGAATATATAGTTTTTTATTAACATTTCTTTTTGTTTATAAAATTGTTTATATGCATATTCTTCGCTATGTAAAGTAATATTTTCTTCTAATATATCGTCTATATTTCCTAAATTATTTAGTATTGAAGTTAATCTCATTTCATTTATTTTTACTTTTGTTTTAATTTTTTTAACTAATAATTTGACCTCTATTTTTATTTGCGATTCTATATCTTGAATAAGGTCTTCTGTATTATTTTCGTTAACTAATTTATTAATATTCTTTATATAATTATCTTGTTGTAATATATTATTTTTTTCAATTATAATATTCAGAAAATTGGGTATTGTTTTACGTGAAATATTATTATTTCTTATATGATTCTTTTTATTAATGAATTGTTTTAATTCTAAATAATCTTTTTTAGAATAATTTTCAGTTAAAATATCCTTTTTATTTATTCCACATTGTATACATATACCCTGTGAATCAAATAAATATTTGTCACCTTTGAATGGTCCATTATTAATAAATGTTAAAAAGAATTTATTAATTTGTTCTTGTGTTATAGCGTCATCTTCACTAATGACATTTTTAAATGATATATATTTTTTACCAGGAACACTTTTAATATAATTTTTTTGTATATTTAATATTTTTAGTAAATCTTGTTTTCTTTTTTTTAATTTTTCTAAAATTTCCAATATTTTATTAATATCATTATTTTTTTTATTGAAATAATTCAAATAATTATAATAATTATTAATATTATCTAAACAACATACATTATCTAATGGTGTTGGCTCAAATTTAATATTTTCTATTTTTGATTTTTTAATTTCTTTATTGACTTCTTCTATAAGTTTTAATGAGACTAAAACTTCCCTTTCATTCAATAATTTTAATTCTTTAATAGGGTCGTTAATTTTTTTGGGCATTGAATAAGAATCTAATTGAATTGTATATTTATCCAGTGGCGGTTTAAATTCACTCCAAGTATATTTATATTCATTAAAACTACTTTCTTTTGATTCAAGACTATTTTCATATTTTTTCTTTTCTGCATATCTGTATACAATATTTTCATCTTTTAATAAGGTATCTACAATCTTTATAATATTATCTTGTATCTTTACCTTTTTTAAACTTATCCAATCATTGCCGGTGTCCTTAAGAGATTCTAATATACATGATATATAGTTAATACCTTCAAATTTATGTATTTTATCAATTGGATAGCCTTTTAATGATGCTTTGCATTTTGGATGTGGTTTATTAATAATATATGATGGAACCCCTGATTGTAAAAATAAAAATAAACATGATGTCGTATATAAAATAATATTTCTAAGTTTATAATTATAATATGCTGTTTCAAGCATTTTTTGCGATAAACTTTTTTTTGTTTTGCTTTTTGCCGTTTCTATCCAAATATTTTTATCTTTAATATTATTTTTTGCTAAAAGACTACTCATTTTTACTAAACTAATATTATCCATTGACGTTAAAGATATTCCCATAAATCTTAATAAAACATCTATAATTTTTATTATACTCAATGATTTATCTTCTGTAATGGATTTATCATTACCTTCTAACAATATTTGTTGTAATGATGCAACAATTTCTGAATTAGCCGCTGATTCATAATTATCTTCTTCTGTAATAACTTCATGTGTTACTAATCTTGCACCACTTTGTGTAAATCCTTCTGTTATCTCATATTCTGCTAAATTTACTTCTTGACCACAATTATTACACCACATATAACCATCATTTTCTGTAGAATAATTTTTTAATTGATGTATTAATTCAGTTTCATTTATTCTTTTATTATAAAAATCTATAAATGGTATATGATGTTTACAGCATAATATTTTTTGCCCTTTTCTACAATACACATTATTATTATTTTCTCGGTCATCTTCGAAATCGGATGCTGTTCTCCCATATCTTTTAAGTAATTCTTCTAATGCTGGATAATAGTCATTTAATTGAAGTCCCGAAATTTCTTCTAAATATTTATCTATTTTGAAATATAATTCTTGATATTCTTCAACTATATCTTCTTGTATTTCACCGTATTTGTCTTTTAATGCTTTTTCCCGATTTATTTTTTTTTGAAATTCTAACTCTAAAAATTTTTTATTTCTTTCAATAGATTCATTATTTTTACTTATATACTCCTCGCTTTTTTTTAATTCCAAAATACTTTCTTCATTTTTTTTTACTAATAAATCTAAATTTTCTAATTTTTCACTCAATTCTAAAAATGTATTTGTAACACATTTACCTAATTTTTCTGAATAAACACAATTATTTAATGAAATATCCATATCTTCAATTGCAATTCCACTTTGATTACAAAATTCTTTATAATCTAATAATACCTCATCAACTTTAGTTTGTTCCGTTTTTTTCCATTTATTATTATTTCTAATATATAATTCCTTTTCATTATTAGGTAAAATTAAAATTGCATAGGACAATCCATTTTCTACAAATGGTTTTTCTTCCCCGTGATATAATTTATCACTATCAATTTGGATTTGTTTATCATTTGATTCCAGTAATTCATTTTCACTATAATATATATTGGTTAATCTTTTAGATATACAATTAGTAAGATTCGTGTTGTAAGAAGATGATTCTTTGTCCAATAATGATTCTATAGTATGTAATTTGGGTTTTACGGATTCTAAATATTTTTCTATTGAACTAATTCTTTTATCTTTATTAACAACTAATTTTTCTTCTATGTAATTTACTAAAACTTTATAAAATAAATATCCATTATCAGATTGATTTTCTAAAAATTTAATTCGTTCTTCTTCACTATCCAATTTATTATTAAATAATGGATATTCGCCATAAAACGGTTTTAATTCATCTAATATTTTATTACTTATAAATTTAAAATTATTTCTTCGAGGAATGACATTTTTATTATCTTGGTACTCTTTTAGATTTGTTTTAAAATTGCGTTTTTTATTATTTTTTTTGAGTATTTCTAAAATAAAATTAAAATTATTTTTAGTAAGGTCATCAACAGATAAATCGTAGTAAAAAAGTATATTATTGAAATCATTTATTGATGTGAATGAATCAATATTAGATTCGTCAATTTTATTATCTAATATTTCTTTTACTGATGGGACGATAAGATTTAAATTATCTAATAATTTATCATTAGTATTTTCATATAAAAATACATGTGATTTATTATCTGATTTTAATTCACTATAACATTTCGATTTTGTAATATTTAATTTAGAAATAACAATATTTCTATCTTGTTTATTTATTTTTAGTAATTTCATGGCTTGGTTTACACCAACATCATCTAATGGTTGAATTATATAATTATCACCTTCTATATCAATAATTTCTCCTTCAATTGTTATTTTTTGTTCTAAACATACGGAAACTGTATCACCGATTTTAAAGGATGATGTAACATAAATATTATCATCAAATAGTTTGGGGCTAATTGGGTCAGTTGATTCAGATGTTATTGTATCCAATAAATTTTTATTATTATTATATAATTTATTATAATTTATATTATCATTATGTTTAAAATATCCTATATTAGATATTGTATTACCTTTTACTAATATTTCTTCATTATTATCGTCATTTTTTAAAAATGAAGTATTTCCAAGTAATTTATGTTTGTTAATTTTGGGATTTTTAAAACCGAATGATTTCAAATCATTATTAAATGTATTTGAATATACTTCTAAATCATTACTTAATTGATATTGATATCCTGGTTCAATTGTTTCATAACTATCTATTAAATTGTATAATTCATTTATATGAGCGTATAAAGAATAATTAATTCTGTTTTCGCCTATTTTATATTTATCATTTAATTTTGAAAATTTAAGGAGTTCATCTATATTAGATAAATTATTTGATTCAACATCTCCCAGTTCTAAAAGTTCTAAATTAAATATTTTTTTAATTTCATTTACTATAGGTTTATATAAGATTGTTTCTTTAAAATTTACCAATTTATCTAATAAAGGTTTAAAAAGGTCGCCTTTTAGTTTTTCCGAAATTATTTCTTTATTCTCATCAAATAGTGAGAATTCATTTTTTAAATTAATATAATTTTGTAGTTTATGTTTTTGTTCTTCTATTACACTTTTATTAGAACGATATTTTTCAGGTAATTGTTTTATCAATTCATTAAATAAATCATCTCCTTGTTGTTTATCGTTTGCAATTACTTTATCATCTGGAATTAATTCTTCTTCATAGATTACAATATTTTCATCAGGCTCATATTCAATTTCATCAATAATTAATTCTTCTAGTTGGTCTATTTCGGTTTCAGGAATACCAGGTTGTTCATCTGGTTTTTCAGGTTCGGTTTCAGGTTCTATATCTTCTTCAGGTTCAACATCTTCTTCAGGTTCAACATCTTCTTCAGGATCAATATCTTCTTCAGGATCAATATCTTCTGATTCTAATTCAGATTCATTATTTTCTTCTTCCAAATCTAATTTAATATTATTTTCTTGATTATCTAATTCTGGTTCAATATCCTCCTCGTCGGATTCGGAAACAACATTCGGATTAAGTTCTAATTCTTTACTATCATATTCTTTATCTTCTTCGTGTATATAATTTATATTATTTTTAATTGAAATTACTTTATTAATTTCATTATTATTAATAATTTTTGTGTTGCTATTTAAATAAATATTTGTTTGATTGCGAACAACTTCTCTTACCTTATAATTAGAACCAATAATATTTACTATACAATATTCTAAAGAATCATTTTTTAATTGAATGATAGTGTTTATTGTTAAACCTTCGAATTGATTCATATAAATTAATACGATATTTTTTATATTACAAGTATAACTTAAGTTATTTAAATAAATTATTTAAAGTTTGATACAATATTATATATAGACCATGGAAGAATTGCAATTCTTAAAAAATATAAATACTATAGATGAATTAATACCAATTCTTAAAGAACACAAATTAGTATATAAAGAATATAAACAATTAGACTTAATTCTAATAAAATATAATAAAGAAAAATCAAATATGAAAAGTAGTGATGTTTTAAAATGTCGTGGTTTAGTATTAGATAAAAATTTAAATATTGTTTGTTTTCCGCCCATAAAATCTTCGGAATTAAATGAATTTACAAACAATAAAATAATATCTAAACTTGATGTAGAAGAATTTTTGGATGGCACGATGATTAATTTATTTTATTATAATGGTTGGCATATTTCTACACGCAGTAATATTGGTGCTAATTGTAGATGGTATAGTAAAAAACATTTTAATGATTTATTTACTGAATCAAGTAATATTGATTTTGAAAAATTAGATACTGATACTTTTTATACTTTTGTATTACAGCATCCTGAAAATCGAATTGTTACAACATATAGTGAACCAAGAGTAACTTTAGTTCATGCCGGAAAAATAATTAATAATAAATTAGAATTATTGAATATTAAATCTATAGGTGTTAACTTAAATTTAAATATTCCTACAAAATATAATTTTAATTCTTTAGATGAAATTATTAGTTTTGTAGAAAAACAAAGTTTTGAATTTCAGGGTATAGTTATTAAAGATGGTAATACTAGAAGTAAAATACGGAATCCAAATTATAATTATGTAAGAAATATTAGAGGGAATAATAATAATATTAAGTATTTGTATTTTGATTTAAAAAAAAATTTATTTTTGGCAGAATATTTACGATTCTTTCCAGAATATACTGAACAATTTGAAGATTATAATAAAGAATATAATGACTTAATTGATACAATATTTGTAAATTATCAAAATTATCATGTTAGAAAAGTCATTAAGGATATAAAAAATATACCATATAATGCTAGAAGATTTTGTTATGAATTACATGGTGTTTATAAAGAAACAAAAAAACATATTAATCGCAATGCAGTATTAAATTATATAAATTCATTACCGCCAGCCCGTATAGTATATGCATTAAATAATTAATCATCTGATTCTTTTACTTTTTTAGATGATTTATTTTTTATAGTTATAGACGGGTTTAGTTTAAAATATTTATAAATATATTCTTTATATGTTTGTAAAATATCTATTACATGGTCACATGTCGTTGAAAAGATAATATTCGCTTCATCTAAACTATAAATCTTTGGAGATAATTTAATCTCTATCATATTTTTTAATGGATGTGGATTTTTGTATCCAACAAAATTAATTGTATCATTATTTACTTTAGAAATATAAGATTGAAGTAAATTTCCAAGAGTATGAGATTCATTTTGTATAGTAATTGTATATGCTTGCATAGTTTCTAAAGAGGTTTGAATATTTATATTATCTAAAGATACATTTTCATTTACAATTTTATTTATATTATTTTTTAATTTAGTTAATTTATTAATTAAAATTACTATAGATTCTATAAGAATAAGTTCTGGAGATACAACACCAACACTTTCAATGTAAAATTCAAATATATTTGGTTCATCATTTTCATCTGTGTAAAAGTGTCTTTCACTTTCTTCTATAATAAATCTTTTAGATATTGTTTCAATTTCTTTTTTTTCCATATTTTTTTTAGTCCTCACAAAGTCTTTTAACGCTTTTTGTAATTTTTCTTTATCGATTTTATTTTTATAATAAACACATGATACTGGAGAGAATCTGGCATTTTTGCTACCAGAAGATTTGCTTGCTTTTCCTTCTATATGAATTTCTTCTCCTTTAGAATTTGGATTTGGTTTTAGTTTTAATATTTGAATATATTCTTTAGTAATATTATTTTGTGGGAAGAAATGTATTGAAGGTTCTTCTTTATTAGTTTCAGTATTTATAATTTTAAAATCTTCAGTAGTAACAGAAATAATATTATTGGTAGTATTACTTTTATTAAGAATAAATTTATATTTAGAAGAATAAAAGTTTATTATATTTTTTATGTTTATAGGTATTAACCCAACTCTATGTAAAATAAATTCATTATGTAATGAACTTGTATTTTTCAATATTTTTAAATCTGAATTCAAATATTCGTCAGTATTAAATGCAACAGTTTCACAATCTGATAATATAGTTCTTCTTAAAGCATTAACTAAACTTGAGTCAATATTTTCAAATTCTAAATACAATTCGTCATTTTTATGTTCTATTACTTTTATAGACATTTTATATAATAAAATTATATAATTTTAAATCAATTTTAATTCAATTAAAAATTAAATTAAATTTCTTGAGTAAAAAATAAATTATTAAATTGTTTATTTTTTATATTATGGGTAAAAATATTTTTTTTTATAGTAATAATTGTAATTATTCTAAAGAATCAGTAAAAAAAATAAAAGAATATAAATTAACTGAAAGTTTAATACCAATATGTGTAGATGATGTAAACATTAAAATACCCCCATTTATTAATGTTGTACCAACAATTTATTTATCAGAAACTAAAAAAATTATTATAGATGATAAATTAGATGAATGGCTAGAAAGTAATAATCAAAATAAAGTTCGTTCTGAAATAGAATCATTTGTAAGTAGTTCATTATCGGATAATTTTTCATATTTAGATGATAAAGAAGATTCTAATATATCTAATAGTTTTACATTTTTAGACCAAGAATATAGTATTAATACACCAAGTAATGATAATGTAAAAAAAAGAACATTAGAAGATTTAGAAAAAGAAAGACACATTGATTTTAAGTTGGCTAAAAATATTTGAGTTAAATAAAATAATTAAATTATAATTAGTTAAAGAAATATATTAATTTTCTTATACATAAATATGTCTTTATTTACAGCATTTAACAATGTTTTACTTGATTTTATGGATGATTGTATTTTAGTTTTTCCAGAAGAAAAAGATTTTAATGTTTTTAAAAAAGGAATTGTGTTGTTAAAAAAATTTAATCCTAAAAAAATTCCAATTTTATTTAAAGAATATGTTAAATTTTATAAAAAAGAAATTAAAAATAGAAATGAAGATTTTTTCTTAAAGAATAATTATAAAGATATAGATATTATTAAAGACGATAATGAAATATTTAATATAATTAATAAAATTAAAGAATATTGGAAAACATTATCAGAAGAAAACAAAAATAAAATATGGAATTATTTAGATATTATGATTAAATTAACCGACAATATATAACTTGCGGAAATAAAATTTTTATTTATTCTTATATTAGATTATTATGGAAAAGACAAACATTGAATATTTCAATTCTTATTTTAAATTATTTATTAATAATATTATAGATACCTTTTCTGAAACGAAAGATATCTTAAATGAATACTATAGTCCACTTTTAGAAACAGAAGATTGCAATGATGATAAATATGTCAAACGATTTATGAAAAAATTTAAAGAGCATAAAAACTTAATATCCAATAAAGATGATAAATTATTTACAGAAAGTATTTACATACTTAAAAATTTAGATTTTAAAATTATTTGGGAATCAGAAGAATTAAGCGATTCCAACAAGGATAAAATATGGGAATATTTACAAACCTTATATATTATTGGTGAAACTATTATTAGTGATTCAGAAAAAGTAAAAAATTTAATTGATAATTTTAAAAAAATTAAAGATGGAGAATCATTGGACGAAGACAATACAGATAAAGAAATCTTAGATATGTTTAAAAATATTTCAGAAAATTCGAATAATAATATAGATGAAAATTTTTTAGAAAATTGTTCATTGGGCAAATTAGCAACTGAACTAACTGGTGAAATTGATTTAGAAGATATGAATTTAAATGTAGATGATACCAGTAATCCAACTGATATGTTTAATAATTTAATTTCTGGAGAAAACTCATTGAATTTCATGAATTTAATACAAAAGGTAGGAAATAAAATACAATCAAAAATAGAAACAGGAGAGTTTGATCAAGAACGATTAATGACTGAAGCACAGCAAATGATGTCCTCATTACAAGGTTCTGGATTAGATAATATGTTTTCAAATATGGCCCAAGCAACTGGTGGTTCATTAAATCCAACTCAAGAGAGATTAAGAAAAAAATTAGAAAAACGCAATAAAAAATAATTTTTATTAAGAAATTCTTTGTCTATAGTATATGAATAAAGAACTTTTTTGGTTTAATAATTTATCGGTATTGTTAAATAAAGAATATTTTAACAAATTTATTCCAATACAAAATATGACTAATATAGAAAAATTAAATTCTATTGTTAGATTTTGTTTATATCTTTCATTTTTATTGATATTATTTACTAATAATATTAATTATGCATTTATAACAATTGCTTCACTTTTAATAACTTACTATATACATACTAATAAAAATACAAATGAAAATGAAAATGAAAATGAAAATGAAAATGAAAATGAAAATGAACAATTAGAAAACACTTTTACAAAAGGTAAAGAATATTTATTAGAAAATATAAATAAAGAAGATAAAAAATGTATAGAAAAAACTAAAGATAATCCATTAGGAAATCCTACTATTTTAGATTATACAAATGAAAAAATTAATTCATGTGTGCTCGATAGTGATATTTATGAACAAAAAATATTTCCAATTGATTCACAGGATTATTTAGATACAAATCAAAATAATAGACAATTTATTACAGTTCAAAATAATATAAATACTGGACAAAGATCTAAATTTTTAAATTGGTGTTTTAAACCTTCTAATTAGTTTTAATTATTATAATTAAAATAAATAAAATAAAATATAAAATATATTATATAATTATAATGACAAGTTGTAATTCATATATAAATTCTAAATTAGATTTATCTAAAAATAATACAGGCAATGCAAATAATAATATGAGAAGTTTTACTGTCCAAGATTTAACATCTATTAAAAGTGATAGAGATTATATAGATTATGATATTCTACAAAGTAAAGGAAGTGCCGAACATATTTTTACTAATTATAACAATAATAATAGAGATAGATTGGTTGATATTGCTACACAAAATGCAACTATTAACTTTAGAGATGGCAAAGGAACTAATAATGATAATATTAATGTAGATACAGACGTGAGAATTGGTAAAGTTAAACATGAGCGAAAACATCAAAAACAATTATTTCAAAGACCATATTTAACAATTCCATATATAGGAAAAGGTGAATTAAATGTGGATAATGAAAGTTATTTATTATCAAGCAATAATACTGGACAACATAAACAATGCAATTCTTTGGCTGGCGTGTATTTAGAAAATCAATTTACACCATTAGTGCCTAATTTAGAGAATAATATACAAAATACAAACAATTTAATACCTGAGGATAATCGTAGTAATTGGATAGATGATAAATCACAATGGATTCGTGGAGGTATATCAACTAGAAATATTGTTAAAGATGTAGATTATTTAGGAAACTGTAATGCCGACGACGCAATCAAAAAAGCGTTAGTAGAAAAAAACAGATACGCGAGATAATTGTAAATAAACAATAAACAATTTATTTATTTATTTTATTTTATTTTATTTATTATTAATTAATTCATATTATTTTATATTAATATATTATATGAGTTCGAATCGTTTAATGTATGATACGTGTGAATCACAACAAAGAGTTAATGAAAGTGTTGGGCCCTTAGAATATTTATTAAATCCAGATAAATATGAAAATTGTTCAAAATGTCGTAATCAGTTGGGTGTTATTGGTGGTGCTAATGTAAGTCATATTAAAGGTAATTTAGTTGATTTAGAAACTGATTTATTTGGTATTACAAGAAAAGCATCGTTATGTCCAACTAAAAAATACTTAAATAAATGTGCGGTTTCTGATAATTTAAATAATTGCCAAAGAAATAATATTAATATAGAAGGAAATTGTTCCACGGTTAAAAGAACAATTGATACAAGACCGGTTCATTTACAGAATTGTCAAATGTTTAGATATAAACCGGTACCATTACCCGAACCATTAAATATTAATCATTGTAGCAAAAAATAAATTAATTTTTTATTTTAATTTTTATTTTAATTTTTATTTTAATTTTTATTTTAATTTTTATTTTAATTTTTATTTTAATTTTTATTTTAATATTATATGAAATCAAAAAAAAATAAGCAAAAAGGTGGGTTTATTTTTTTTAGAAACAAAAACAAAGAATCAATTAAAAATTTATGTAAATATACAACATTAGATGATATTAAGAATAAAACACGCGCAAGCGATAGTTATTTAATACAATTATGTCCAAATTTAAATGAGCAAATACCTAATAGTAGATTCTCATTTTTATTTAATACACCAAAATCATTATTTAATTATGGATATAATAAAAGCACTGAACTCGCGAATTCAGTAAAGAATAAAATATTTAAAGGAGGTTCTATAAAAAATAGAAATAAAAATAGAAATAGAAATAGAAATATAAAATCTAAAAAAAAGAAATTATATAGAAATAAAAAATAAAGTAAAAAAATATCTTATTCTAATATATAATGAGTTTTAATAATTTAAAATATGATACAAATTCGTATAAACACGTATTGTCCGAATCTATAGGTCCATTAGAATATCAATTGGGAACGCCATTAAATTGTGAAGAATGTTTTGTAAAAGACCCGAGTTATAGAATTCAACGTATGGGAAATAGTATAGATAATAAAATGCCCATGATTGATGTGGATTCGGAGTTAATGAATATAACAAGAAAATTAAGTAATAATCCGGCTGATAAATATTTACCCAAAGAAGATAAAAATGGTAACTTATGTACCGAAGAATCTAAAGTTCATTTACCCGATTGCAATATGCCTAAAATGGAATATACACATTTATCAAATCCTGCTTGTAATTTAAGAGGAACCGGATTTAATAGATGGGAGTGGTTGTGCCAAGACCCACAAGAACGGGTTATTTTACCATTTAATAATGCTATGACATTAGGCCAAGATACTAAACAATTGGCAAAGGATAATCATAGACCATGTCTTCCAAAATTAGTAACTATTAATGAAAGTTTACCAAATCCCAAAGATGAGCCGATTGTTAATAAAATTCAACCTGTAGATGAAGTTGTAACCAATCCAGTTAGTGTTTCTTGGCAAAATTTAGATACTATAAAAAATTATTAAAATTATTAATTACTTAAATTAATACTTTATATAGAGTATTATGAATGAATGGAAACTAGTATCCAATAAAAAAATTATTAATATTAATATTAATTCTATTTTTACTGTTAACAATTTAAATTTATTTAATTTATATACTTTACATAAAACATATAATGAAAATTTAATACTAAATTATGGTATTAAAGGAAATTCATATAAATTTAAATTATTAAAAACAGAAATTATATTAGATTTAGAAGATTATTTAAAAAAAAAAGTAAAAAATTTAAATAATTTTAAAAAAATATTATTAACAAATTGTTCAAAACCAACATTTAAATTTAATATAGATAATATTGAATTAAAATCTATTATTTATGGATTTAAATTTTTACAAGATTATGACAAAAAATTTGTATTTTTAATTTGTAAACTAAATAGTACTGAAATAAATTACTGTATAATTAGTTATAAATTAAATACATTTAATGTAAATAATAATTTATATTGTATATTTATTAATAATTGGATTGAAGTCCTTTTATATTTATTTAAATTTGAAATAGATATATATAAAAATACTAATAAAACATTTATATTAAATTATCCAGAATGTTTTTTAGATAAAAAAAATAATATAATAAATTATTTTAATAATTTTAAAAAGATATGGAGATAATTTATTAACCAGAATAGGCGAGTTGTCCTTGTCCACCCATTATTCTTAAAATATTATATCCTACAGCATATGCTTTCATTACACAATTATTTTGTTTTAAATAATCTGTTTCAAAATCAACATCAATAGTACCAGTGTTGATTCTGGAAAAATTACAAGAACCTGATGGTTGATGTTCTTCTGGTTCCAATGCAAATGAGTATACATTTATTCCTGGAGCAGGACAATTTGTATGATGTTGATACGGTTGAATAGTATTAAAATAGAATCCATTTCTTTTACTAAATCTATCAATACCATTAAGAACTATTTGAGCCGATTTTGTTGGATTTTTTCCTTGGTCTAATAATCTTAAGTTAGAAGATTGTTGGGCATTACCATGTGTTCCACTCCAATTTCCATAATATTGTGCTGGTATAGAAATATTATTTACTGGATTTAAATTATAATCATCACTTTGTATTATACCCGTAGAACCTATCATTCTATCTATATTTTTTAATTTATAACTATCTCTATTACCTTTAATAGTATCATTATTTATATGATACATGCTTATATTATCATATCCTAATTTTTTTTTTGTAGAACTATCTGTTGTTGTGGATATTCTTTCAGGCCAATTATTATATTTATGCCATTTTGTTGTTTCAATTGTTAACTTTTCTGAATAATCTGGCTCTAAAGCATCATTATAATATGGTAAATTAACACTTGGTAAACCATACCATAAATTTTGGGATTTGCGTCCACCAACCATCCCGGTACCTTTATGACATTCCGGTGTTCCTGTAAATCCTGTATAATCCCACTCAGTAGTATAATTAAAATGTTGCAATCCACCTCTACTTTGTGCAAAATTATTATTTTTAAAGTCTTTTATTTGGTTTACCCATATTATTTCTTTTATAGGATGGGTAAAATTAAGTGTATATTTTTCACTTGTTTTACCTTTACTAGATTCTACTGAACTACCTATCTTTAATGTTTCGATAAGATATTCGTGAGCACTAGAGGCAAATCTTTTTCTTTCATCAATATCTAAATATATATAATCGGCATAAAGATAACACGAACCTTGATTATTATCACTAAATGAAGGCGCTTTTTCAGAAAATATATTACTTCCAGCCGAATGAGAATAATTATCTACTGTTTGAAGACTTCCCCAAATACAATTATTTAGTTCTTCAAATGTAATTTCTATATTAACAGATGTATGTTGTAGTGCAATGAGTGGTAATGCAAGACCTGGGTTTTTACAAAACCAAAATTGTAAAGGTATACAAAGTTCTATATTTTCATCAAAAAATACTGTGTCTTCTGTGCTATTGTTAGTTTGAATTTGTGTATATAATGGTGTATTACCAATCATTTCAGCATAGGCTTCAGCTTTTCCTGATTTTTGAGATAATTCATTATTTATATGATACCATTCTCCAGTATGTTTATCTATTTGAGAACCGCCTATATTAAATGTTATATCCTTTATTAATATATGACCAAGCCAATTTAACCAACGAAAAGACCTAATGTTATTAGTATCAAGATTAGACCATTTCCCTGGCGAAATACTAATTTCTAAATACAATTTATATAACAAGTCTGGTCCCATTGCTATATTACAATTAGATAATGAACCAAAATCTGGGGTTCCATTAAAAGTTAATTTTCTAGATTCAAGAGCAAAATTAGTATGTCTTCTATATACAATTTTAAAAAAGGTAATTTGTGGGTTGCCAGTTAAAAATAAATCCTGTGAACCATATGCGACTAATTGTAAAAGACCACCTGCCATAATAGTATTTGTATATATTTTTTTCTTTAAGTTATACTTAAAGGGATAATTAAATTATAATTTAATAATGTCATTTAAGACCAAAACAAATAAAAAAAATAATGTTACTCATAGAATAACTATCGAAGCAAAACATAAAGAAATATTAGAAAAAATAAACACACAAAAAAAAAATAATAACAATAATTTAATAAAAATTAATGAATTAAATAATCAATTAATTGAGAATAAAGAATTAGAAACTAAATTAGAAATTTTAGATACTATAAAAAATTTAAATAAAGAAATTAATGTAACGGCAAATGATGAAATTGATTATTTATTAGATAATGGAAATTTGCTTTTTAATTATTATGAAAATATGGAACAAGTATCTAAAGGAGAAATTAAATCAGTAAATAACATTAAACAAGTTAATACTTCAAAAAAAACTGTTATGGAATACTTTAAAAAAGATATACACAAAAATAATAACAATAATAATATTAAAGAAGATTTGTGTGAAACTTATTTTTTTAATAATGATGAAAATTATATCAAAAATACGGAAACCAATGAATTTAACATATGTAAAACATGTAATATTGAAAAAATTTTATATTTATCAGAGGGTAAAGTTATATGTAAAAAATGCGGAGAAGAAACCAATATTCTAATTGATTCGGATAAACCATCTTATAAGGACCCGCCAAGAGAAATAACATATTTTTCATATAAAAGAATTAATCATTTTAATGAATGGCTTGCTCAATTTCAAGCCAAAGAAACAACAGATATACCACAAGAAGTATATGATGAAATTCTTATAGAATTAAAAAAAGAAAGAATAAATGATATGAACACATTAAATCCCAAAAAACTTAGAGAAATTTTAAAAAAAAAGAAAAAAAATAAGTATTATGAACACGTGCCACATATTATTAATAAATTAAATGGCATTACGCCACCTATAATGACGCGTGAAACAGAAGAAGAATTAAGAAGAATGTTTAAAGAAATTCAAGTCCCATTTCATAAATTTTGTCCGAAAGCTAGAAAAAATTTTTTATCATATTCATATGTACTTCATAAATTTGTAGAATTATTAGAACTGGATGAATTTATACCATGCTTTATGTTATTAAAAAGTAGAGAAAAATTGCATCAACAAGACCAAATATGGAAACAAATATGCGAATATTTAAATTGGCAATATATTCCCAGTATATGATTCAAAATTATCTAAATTTTATTTCCTATATATTTCCTATATATTTTCTATATATTTTCTATATATTTTCTATATTTCTATATTTCTATATTTCTACATTTCTACATTTCTATATTTCTATATTTCTATATTTATATATATTAAACTTTCTTTATTTCAATTGATGGAGCCATAGTATCTAATATACAATAAATAATTACAACTATTGACGTAACGGTTATTATGTCATCATTTGATAATTTATTAGTATTAAATAATGCAATAACTAATAATGACACTAAAATAAAAATTTTTAATAATCTTCTAAGAAATTCTCTTGGATTTATCATATAATTATAAATAATAAAATAAAACTAAATTATTTATTATTTAAATATTTAAAGAATAATTATAAAAAAACTCTATATGACTGAAGTACAAGAAGATTATTTAGAAAATGACTCGCCTATATTGGGACAAAATTATGTATGTTTGTCATTTGTATCACCAGATAAATTAATGAAACAAAAAGAAATGTATTGTTTCCATAGATATATGGTTAATAAATTTAAAGAATATGGCGAAACTATTGACCGTTTATTAGACAAAGAAAATGAAGAAGCACCAAACTTTAAAAAACTTGAAAAGGAATTAAAAGATAGAGCAAGATTAGAGTTTAAATATGATTATAAACAATTCAACGATAATTACCAAGATTTTTTATATAAAAATGGTGACGAATTAAATGGATTATTTAATAAAGAAAATGATTTTAAAACTAGTATAAGAGGATTAAAAGTAAGAGGTGTATATGAAACATATAAAGAAGCAGAAATCCGCGCAAAGGCATTACAAAGAAGAGATAGATCATTTCACGTGTTTGTGGGAACAGTCGGAGCATGGTTACCTTGGGACCCAGAACCAGATAAAGTTCAAAATGAAGAATATTTAGAAGATGAATTAAATACTCTAATCCAAGAATATAAGAAAAACCAGGTTCATAAAGATATGTTATATGAACAAGAAAAACAAGACCGTAAAACAGACACTTTGAAAAAAAAAATAGCCGAAGAAGAATTAGAAAAACAAGCAGAAGATAACCAAAGAAATATGGCAACAATAGAGGAAAAATTAGATATGGAGGACCCTTGGATGCAAAGACAAAATCAAGTAACGGCTGAACCGACGGCTGAACCAACCACCGAATCTACTGCTGAACCAACCACCGAATCTACTGCTGAACCAACCACCGAATCTACTGCTGAACCAACCACCGAATCTACTGCTGAACATAAGCAATAAATTAATATATTTTGTTATTAACTTTCGTATGGTAGTAATATTCAAATATAATTTTTCCAAATACACAAATACCTAAATAATTATTGTTTCTATTAAATAAATATAAATATATTAGATATTCTTTCATAAAATCAAACATTGTGATTAAGTATATGCTTTTTTTTGTTAAATTAAAAAGTATAATTCCTATTGTTCTCCATAGTAAAAATAATAAATAAATATTATCTATTTTAAATATTATAATAACTAAAATATATGTTAATAAATCAATTAATTTATCATTTATTTGATAATGAAATGTTTTTGTACATTTTTTTTGTTTTATAAAAATATTATCATAGTTGTCTAATACTATTAATAATATTGGCAATATTAAATATATTTCTAAATTATTTTTATAATTACTTAAAAGTGTTAATACTAATATTGTCGATAATATACGAATTATTATACCTAAATTAATATTTTTTATACATTTATTTTTTAATTTATCCATTATATTATAATATAATGAAAAGTTTAGCAACATTTATTTTATTTTTTATTGTATGTTATTCAACATATTATATTATGAACGAGAAATTAAGAGAAACTGAAAAAGATATAGAAATACGTTATAAAGAAGTGTCGAAAGCCATAATAGAAGAACAATATAATACAAATATTCGTAAAGAAAGTTTAGAAAAAATAATGAATTATGATATAGTAAACTCTAGTCCATTAATTTTTAAAGGAGAATAATTACTATAAAATTTACATAATTTAAATTATTGAGTTATTAATTTTATTATAATTTTAATTTTAATTATAATTTTTAATTATAAAATATTTTATTAAATTATAATGAAACCAATAACTTTAATGTTTATAACTATAAGTATGGTATGTATAATTATAGGTTATATGGAATTAAAAATACTTATAAAACAAAAGCAAAAAGTTATTGAATATAGGTTTATTCCAAGTTCCCTTCTTGAGGAACAAATGAATCCAGTAAACCTAGAAAAAAGTTTTTATGATATGTTTACAAAAAATAATCCATATTTATATCAAGATTCTAGTTTAGAAAACACTAATTTACTTTAAAAATTTGTTTTTTTTACATTAATTGTAGGACCCCGTTTCATATGACAATTTGGATCAAACATATCTTCATCATCAGATTCATTATTATTATAATTATTATTATGATATGACCAAAACTCGGGAGCACCAATTTTAAAATTTTCATGTTTACTTGCTTTATACCAAAATACTTGATCTTCCAATTTATTACTTTTAGCATTATTATGTACTACTAAACAATTATAATCTTCAGTACATTGGTCCATTACTTGACAAAATATTTCAAACGATGGAAACATTCCAGCATAATGTTCATATAATCTTTTTCTATTTGAAACATAATTTTCTCTTAATATAAATACATAATCAATATTTGTTCTTAGATTTGGTGGAATTCCCAATGCATATTGCATAGTGATTATAAATAATATTTTGTAATGTCGTCCATTCATAAATAACGACCGTATATTTGTATCTCGAATCCATGAATTATCATATAAACAATCATCTAAAATTAAAAATGCATCTGGATTTATTATAGATTTTCCCAAGGTTTCAATTTCTGCTTTCATTTTTTTAACTACCTTTTTTTGTCTTTTTAATGTATTCGAAATTACTAAAGGAGTGTATTCTTCATGAATAAATAAATTTGGAATCATATTTCCATAAAATTTATTAGCACCCTCTGTTCCTGATATTACAGTTCCCAAAGGAATATGTCTATGATAATAAAGTAAATCTTTTACTAAAAAACTTTTGCCAGTTTCTCGTTTACCTATAAATACACATACTTTATCAGAACTTACTGACCTTATATCGAATTTTTTTAATTCTAAATTCATTAAATTTTCTTTATAATTTTATTTTTTTTAATTGACGCGAAATAATTTAAAGAAAAAAACTTTTTAAATACATGGATATTTTAAATTTCAATAAACTTACCAATGAACAAATTAATATAATAAAACAAAACATGGAAAAATTTTTAAATATAAAAGATTTACAAACATATAATCCTATATATTTACATTATGAAGAAATTGATAATAAAAACGAAATGTTAATTTTAAAAAATAAATATAGGTTAAAAGAAATATTAAATATTAAAGATAATAATGACACCGATGAAATTAATAAAAACGATCCTTATATTAAAACCTTTACTAATATAAAATTAGTAAATCAATATAATAATAATGAAATCGAAAGAGAATCATTTATAAAAATTTCTCCTATTATTGATGTAATACAATATATGTTAAATGAATACAAATTTAATCATAATATATTGTTGCCTAATTTATATCAATGCAATTTAATAGAAAAATTAAATAATTTTCAAAATACCGCTTATATAGATTCATTTTTCTCTTATTTAGGAAGTAAATTAGTTGAATCCGGAAAATGTCCAACATTTCCATTATATTATGGGTCATTTTTAGGAATTTCTAAAGAATTTAAATATGATATTACTGAGGATTTTTCACAAATAAGATATCATAATAAATTTCAAATAAATAATAATAATCTGTTTAAAATTATTGAAGAAGAAATAAGTTTTTCCGAATTATCATCAATTGTAGATAATAATGATTTAGAAGAATTAAATATAGATATATCCAATGATATATTAAATATAGAAAATCTTAATTTAGCGAATAATAACATAGATTCTCCTATAAATGATATTAACACTGATATAAATATACCAGATACTATTTGCAATGATAATGAATTAGAAGAAATTGTTAGTATTGATGAAAATTATATTTTTAGAGATATAACTAATAGTTTAAACACATTTAAATATTGTATATTAAAAAATTTCCCCGTTCAAACTATTTTTATTGAAAAATTATCGATGACTTTAGATAATTTAATAGATAATATTAATTACGAAATATCTGATATTGAGTGGTTATCTATATTATTTCAAATATGTTTTGGATTATCTATTGCTCAAAAAAATTATAATTTTGTTCATAATGATTTACATTCATCAAATATAATGTTCCAAGAAACCAAAGATAAATTTTTATATTATAAATATGAAAATTACTATTATAAAATACCTTTATATGGAAAGATAGTTAAAATAATAGATTTTGGTAGGGCTACCTTTAAACATGGAGATATTATATATTTTAGTGACGTATTTGATGAAAATGGTGATGCCGAAGGTCAATATTCATATCCAGAAGATAATTCATTAAATGGATGTAAAATTAAACCTAATATGAGTTTTGATTTAGCAAGATTAAGTTCAACAATTATTCAACATTTTTTACCGTCATCAAAAATATATAATCTATTAAAATCATGGATAACTGATAAATCGGGTTATTGTTTAATAAATGATGATGATGATTTTGATTTATATAAACATATTGCAAAGAATATAACCAATGCAGTACCTAAAAAACAATTAAAAAAAAATATATTTAAATGTTTTATAACACAAAAAAAAAATATACCAAAAAATGCATTTATATATAATTATTAATATTAATATTAATCTTCTGTATCCAATTTATCAATTATTTTTCGTAATCTATTTAATTCTTTTAGGTCTTTTTTATATTTTATAGGATTTGGACAGATATTATTACATATTTTTTTACATTCCACATTACTATAACTTCCATTACATTTATTTAAACAATCTGAATAGTAAGTATTTTCATTTGATTCATTTTCTTCATTTGATTCTTTTTCTTCGGTTGATTCTTTTTCTTCGGTTGATTCTTTTTCTTCATTTGATTCTTTTTCTTCATTTGATTCTTTTTCTTCATTTGATTCTTTTTCTTCGGTTGATTCTTTTTCTTTATCAATTTTATTTTGTTTACTTTTCTTTTTTTTACAATTAGTTTTTTTTTTATATATTTCATTAATGTCTAATTCTTTTTCAGAATCATCATTGCTATGATTGTCGTCATTGCCATCATTTCCATCATTGTCTTCATTGTCTTCATTGTCATCATTGTCTATTTTTGAGGCTTCAATCATTTCTTTTTCTTCTAAATCATCTTCGTCGGCTGATATAAATGTTTCTTTAACATTTCGGTTTGTTTTTATTAATAAAAATATAAAAGATAAAATTATAGATACTTTTAAATAATCTTTACTAATAATAACTATTAAAATTAAAGTTAATAAATCTAATAATTTATTTTGAACATTTATTTTACTTTTAATTATTACCAAAGATATTATTAAAATTAAACATGCAACGATATAATTTAAATCTTTTCGATTAATCATTATTATTATAATATAAAAATATTTTAAAAATTTGGATCTCCAATATTTATATTATCTTGATAAGATGACGTTCCACCACCCTTTAACCCATTTAAATTAATATTATTTGAATCTTTAAAGTATAAAAGTACCCATATAGAAATTGATAATACTATAAAATGTTTTATATAAGTCATGTAATTTATAGTTTCATTATTCTTTCTATTATTATAATATAACAATAATGTAGAAACAATTGATATAATTAAACTCAAAACTAAATTATTATTTAAATATTCTTTCATAATAATTTATAAAATAAAAAAAAAAGAATAATTTAACTTATTCAAAAAAAGTATAATTGCGATTTTTAGAGTATTTATTTACTATATTCTTTTTAACTTCTTCTTCACTATTATTTGTATCGATAACATTGTCGTCTAAAAGAGTAATAGTATTATTTGAAAATGTATTTTTTTTAGGTTCGTTTAATGAAAAATTATCTAAATTTAATTCTTCAACAACAATATTTGTATCAATTAAATTGTCAATTTCATTTTCTATTTTTTTTACTTTTATTAATTCTTTATCTTTTAAATTTTTGGACGATTGTAATTCTTTATCTAAATTAATATTCATATTATCTTTGTTAAAAAATTTTATTTCATCTTGTAAATCCGTATTTAGTGAAAGTGGTTCATCTATATTTACATTACACAATTCCAAGGATTTAGAATTATCTTTAGGTAAATCTAAATTAGTGTTTTCTAAATTAATTTCAACTATTTTTGTAGAATCCTCTTTGGCTTCTACTGGTAAAACATTGGCTTCTACTGGAACCGCTTTGGCTTCTACTGGAACCGCTTTGGCTTCTACTGGTAAAACTTTTGCTTCTACTGGTTCGGCTTTAGATTCTACTGGTAAAACTTTGGCTTCTATTGGAACCACTTTGGCTTCTACTGGTGAAACTTTGGCTTCTATTGATTCTTTTGGGTTTGATAAAGCATCATTAATTTCTTTTTTTATTTCATCCTTAGAATTAATAATAAAGGTTTCTTCTAATTTTAAATTTTCATCTACCGAAAAGGGAGTCGTTTCTTCATAATTAGATTTTACTGTTTCTTTAAATTCTGTATCTTCGATAGTTCCTTTTTTTCCTTCCAATACTAATTTTAATTTATCTAATTTTTCTTGAGAACAATTTTCTATTTCTTTCATGACCATTTTTCTAAGATTTTTTTTTTGTTTTTTAGATATATATTCATTAAAATCTTCATCTTCTTCATCATCATCTTCTAAATCTGTATAATCATTACCCAAATATTTTTTAAGAATATTTTTGACCGGTAATTCCTTTCGAATAGTTTCGTTTATAGATTGTTCTATAAGTAATTCTGCTTCTCGACGATGTTTTTGAAATTCATATTTAGTGACTCTATCATCAAACAAATATGAATTTTTCCAAAAATATCTTGCTACATCAATAAAACATTTATGTATAAAATGCTCGGTTTTTGGTATATTTAAATCTATTTTGCCTTTTGATTTATTAAAATTAATAGATGTTAATATTCGAGTATGACTTACAAAAACCGCAGTTATGAGTTCATCAATCCAATCACATTTTGAATTTTCTATAATTGTTTCACATTCTTTCTTAATTATATCACTATTCCATTTTGGTATTTCACTTAATTTTTTTTGAAAAGTATATAATATTTTCGTTTGATTATTATCTTTTTCGCATTCTAATTTTGATTCTAAAAATAAATTTTGTATAATATGATATACTGAAAATCGTAAAATATTAACTAATTGTTTAGTATATTCAGTTTTTGCATCTACAAGCACCGCTAAATTTCCATCATCCATTTGTTAGATTTATTAGAAAATATAAATATATTTACAACGCGTTAATTTAAATTATCAATTTCTTTGCGAATTATTTCATTTATTCTATCTTGTTCTGACTTTTCTTTTTTTTCTCGCTCGGCGTTTTCGTTATTCGTGTTTTCGTTATCCATGTTTATTTTAAGCAAAGGCTCTGGCCCGGTACTTGTTATAGATTTTGCAAAAGGATTATCTTTTAATGAATCTAAAATTTCTGGATTTATTCTTTCAATATTCATTTTTTGATTTAATGTATCTTTATTATGTGAAAACATAGGTTTAATTTTTTCATTACTCATAGTTTCTAAAAATTTTACACCTTTATTAATTTTAGGATAGGATACGCCAGACATTTGTTTTTTATTAATTGTATTAATTGTATCTGAACCATTAGAAACTTTAACATTATTTTGTGTAGGTTTACGTCCTTTACTTATAACTTCTTTATTAATATTTAATCGTGCCATATATGCAGAATCATAACTTATTGATTTTTTATCTTTACTATTAGCGTTTCCTTTATATTCATTGTCGGATAAAAATTGTTTAGATGTATTTGGTGCTGTAGGATTTGATGTCATATATCCACCGCCACCACCATTTTCGGAACATGATGCTATACCTTCATATTCGTAATCAGTCAAAAATTGTCTGCTTGTATTAGGTGCTTTCATATTTTTAACTAAATAACCATTATCTTTTGATATATTTATATGACCTTCTCTGACACTTGTTACAGTTGTTTCTTTTATTGTTGTTTTAGGTGGATTTTTTTTATTAAAAGTTTGTAATTTATTTGGGCCAATAGGCTTTAATGATTTATTATAATCCCAATTTTTTAATGTATTTCTTAAAGTAACTTTCATTGGTGTATCATATTTTCCTATAGTATTTTTACTTGGTTGCTGCATACTTACAGTTCCTTGTTTTTTGTTGTGAATCATTGTTTCTTTTAAAGTAGTTTTAGCAACATCATTTGGGTCATATACAGTAAGTTTATTAGGACCATTCATACTTCCTTTACGGTTATTATGAATCGTGGTTTCTTTAATTGTGGTTCTTGCAATATCATTTGGGTCATAAACAGTTAGTTTATTTAGACCACCCATTTGTCCTTTACGATTATTATGAATAGTTGTTTCTTTAATTGTAGTTTTTGCTATATCATTCGGATCATAGACTGTTGGTTTTTTAGGATTATTCATTGTCATATTTCCTTCGGGACGACTATTTCCTAAAACATTTTCTTTTTTGGTTTTTCTTATAGCATCTTGTATAGGTGTAATCAAACTTTTAACATGTGTAAGTAAATTAGATGAGTAATTATTCATCTGAGTAGTATCTCTTTCATTAGGATAAGCTTTATATCCGGTTTTATTGTAATTTCCTTTATTAGAATTCCAAGAACCGATTTGTGTTTTTTGTATATTTTCATTAGTTTTATAAATATTTTTAGTAGTTTGTTTTACATTTGGATTTTGTTTTTCTTTATTTGTGTCTCTTTTTAATCCACCTACAAAAAATCTTGATTTCTGTCTATTTGTATTCTTTAAACAATAATTTTCATCTGCCTTGGGTTTTATTTGGTCGCCAGTAGTTGTAAAATATCTATCTGGACTATTTTTATAATATGTTTCGGGTCTATTTTTTGCAACGGTACCTTGTTTACATCTATTATTTATAATTCTTTTACCTGATATTGTTCTACCTTTATATGTTATTTTGGGATTATTAATTGCTCTTAATTCATCGATATTTTTAGGTTTTATGATTTCTTGTAATTCTACTTGATGAAAACCACCAACTCCATCATTACCATATTCTTGACCTATACCTGGAGCAATTTTTGTTTGTTCAAAGGGCAATTCATTATTTCTTATATTAGAATTTACAAATCGGTCTTTTATTGATTCGTCATTTGATGGTGTTCCATTAACAAATGATAAATTTCCAGTTGGTGCAAAAAATTGACCTATTTCTTTTTTTTTACAGAAATTTTCATTCATTCCATTTGGTTCTAATAATCTGTTGGGTATATCCAAATTACTAGTATTTTGTGTTATATTTTTTCCAAAAAAAGGTTCTAATATTTTACCATCATCTCTTTTAGAGAAATCTTCTTTAGTTATGGATTGTCCTGTAAGTTTACTAATAATTGTGTTATTATCTTCTGAAAATATTTCTTGTTTTAAAGGATTCCTTATATTATTAGTTTTTTCTTCTGGGTTAATGCCTCTAATTATATTTGCCTTTTTTTCTATATGTTCAGCATTTTGAATATTATAGTATTGTTTTCCTACAAAAGTTTCTTTAGTATTTGCTTTTGTATTTACTATACGTTTCGTTTTTTTTTTAACATGTTGTTTTTCATTACTTAAATATATACCAAATGTAAATAATGTAATTGCTAAATATAATTCTAACATTATAATATATTTATATAAAATATTTGAAAAAAAAAAGAAATACTTAAAAACTATTTAATATATATAATAATAATAATGTACTCTAGAGAGTATTTTTATAATATTCGTAAATCTATTAATAAAAATATCGAACAAGAACTTGAACAAGAATTAATAGAAAAAATAAATAATATTGATAAATTACTTTTTAAGGATAAATATAATAATTGGAGAAGTAAAAATCAACCCTCATTAATAAAAAAAAAATTAAGTGAAATAGATAAAATTAAAAATGAATTAAATTTACTTTTAAATAAAATAACAACCAAAAATTTTGAAACAATTTCTGTTAAAATTATAAAAATTTATAGTGACAATGATATAACAGATTATTTAATAGATATATTATTTAATAAATCGGTTATGCAACCTTTTTTCTGCCCTTTTTATGTTAAATTATTAAAATTATTAAAAAATAATGATATTATTAAACTAATAAATATTAAAATTTCAGAATATATAAAAATTTCACAAGAAGATTTGGTAAAAAATAATAAAGATTTATCATATTCCGAATTTTGTGAAAATAATAGTAAAAAAATTTTTAAAATGGGATATTCTCAGTTTGTCGGAGAATTATTTTTAAATAATTTATTAGAATACATGGTTATAATAAATAATATTAATCTGTTTATTGACAATTTAAACAATATATTAAGTAATAATAAAAATATAGAATTTTTGGAAGATACTATTATTTGTTTAGATAAATTGTTACGAACAGTTAAAAACAATTTTAAAAAAGATGATATAGATAAGATAAATTTATATTTGACAGTATTTATTAAAAATGAAAATTTGTCTAAAAGATTTAAATTTAAATTAATGGATTTAAAGGATTATATAAATAGTTAATAACATGGAAAAATTATATAAATTTATAGAGAACAAATTGACAGAATTAATACAAATTTATATAACAAAAAGACAAGAAAATAATAATGAATTGGGGGCACTATTTTTATATCTCAAAGAAGATAAAGTCGATGTAGAATTTTTTGGTATTTCACATCCATTAATTACAGATGAATTAAAAAATGATTTAATAAGTAAAAATAATAATAGAAATAGTAATATGTTCTTAATACTAATTAATAATAAAACCAAAGAAACACAATTATATATACATAATTTAGAAAAATAATATTTATTTTATTTTATTTTATTTTATTTTATTTTATTTTATTTTATTTTATTTTATTTTATTTTATTTTATTTTATTTTATTTTATTTTATTTTATTTT